ATGAAAGCAGTTGCTTACCGCGCCTCCCACCCCATCGACCACGCCGATGCGCTGATCGACGTCGAACTGCCCGAGCCGAGAGCGGCGGGGCGCGACTTGCTGGTGGAAGTGAAGGCGGTGTCCGTCAACCCGGTCGATACCAAGATCCGCAAGAACGTTGCGCCGGCGGACGGCGAATTGAAAGTGATCGGCTGGGACGCCGCCGGCATCGTGAAAGCAGTCGGCCCGGACGTGAGCCTGTTCAAGGTGGGCGATGAAGTCTGGTACGCCGGCTCGCTGACCCGCCCCGGCACCAACAGCGAACTGCACCTGGTGGACGAGCGCATCGTGGGCTACAAGCCGAAGAACCTCGATTTCGGCAAGGCCGCCGCCCTGCCGCTGACCGCCATCACGGCATGGGAACTGCTGTTCGAGCGCCTGGGGGTCAGCCGCGGCGGGAACGGCAGCAACAGCGCGGGCGGCAAATCGCTGCTGGTGATCGGCGCGGCGGGCGGCGTCGGCTCCATCCTGGTGCAGCTGGCGCGCCAGCTGACCGGGCTGACCATTATCGCCACCGCTTCGCGCCCGGATACGGCGGACTGGGTGACGCAGCTGGGTGCGCATCATGTGATCGACCACAGCAAGCCGCTGGACGAGGAAATCAAGCGCCTCGGCCTGCCGCCGGTGAATTACGTGGCCGCGCTGAACCAGACCGACAAGCACTTTGCCGCCATCGCCGAGCTGATCGCGCCGCAAGGCAAGCTGGGGCTGATCGACGATCCGGGCCAGCTGGATGTGAGCAAGCTCAAGCGCAAGAGCGTGTCGCTGAACTGGGAATTCATGTTCACCCGCTCGATGTTTGAAACGGACGACATGGCGCAGCAGCACGCGCTGTTGAACGATGTCGCTCAACTGGTGGACAGTGGCGTGCTGAAGACCACGCTGGGCGAGCGCTACGGCAGCATCAACGCCGCTAACCTGAAGCGCGCCCATGCGCTGATCGAGAGCAACCGCGCCAAGGGCAAGATCGTGCTGGAAGGGTTTGGATGCACGGCGGGTTACGCGCGCCCTGCGCGCTAACCCGCCCTACGAAGACAATGGCTGAGGCGGCTCCTGCATCTGCCGCAGCAGCGCCAGCGCCGCCGCGTCATGCTCGGCCAGCAGCTGCTGCAGCTGCGACGCCGATTCATAGGACTCCGACAACAGCTTGACCAGCCGCTCCTGCAGGCGCGAAAGCCGGCGCGAGCTGTAGCCCACATTGCCGAACAGCCGCGTCACGTCGATGCAGATTTCGCGCAAGTCCCAAAGGGTGCGCTTGGTGCACTCGATATCGTCGCGCATGGCCTGGCGCACGTCCATCAGTTCCGTCTTCGCCTCCTCCTTGGCGCACAGCTCCTGCACCGTGGCCAGCCACGCGCGGATGCGCACGGCGATGCGCTCGATGCGCGCCATCTTGGCCTGCATGGTGTAGCAGTACTGCAGCGCCAGCAGCCAGTACGGCAGGCGCGCCAGCACCATCGGCAGCCCTGCCACCCGCAGGCGCTGTTCCATCTTCTTGATTTTCGACAGCATCATCCAGATGCCGTTGTTCACCGGGTGCGGACGCATGATGGGGCCTCCGATAGCGGCGGCGCACCATGCACCGGCCAGTCAAGCCAGTATAGCCAGCGCGCTCCAGTCCGGCGTACCGCGCGGTTTGATCCAGCGCAAAGCCGAGCCACCTAAACAGGCATAAGGAACAGGGTCCGCTCCGCCTCGCGCCGCCGCGCCAGCCCGGCCACGCGGCGCCCGCCAGCCTTGTCCCACAACAAAAAGCTCTCGGCCGCGCCGGCCAGGTCCTGCGCCATGGTCTTGCGGCACACGGAACTCGCGCCGAATGCCCCCAGCCCGATGTTATAGGCCAGAGAGACGCAGGCGGCGGCGCGCTGCGGCGGCTCCAGGTGCAGCGCCGGGCAGCGTTTGAACACGCCGAGCAGGAACTGCGCCACGCGCCGCTCCAGCTCGGCGTCCGCCTGCCGCTGGCTCCAGACCATGCCCTCGGCCACGCCCAGCGTCTCGCCCCAGCCTATGGTCCACACGCCCACCAGGTCCCGGTAGGCGCGCAGGCGGCAGCCTTCGAAGCGGCGGATCAGGTCCAGCGCCAGCGGCAAGGCGCCGCTCTCCTCCAGCGCCGCCGTCACTTGCCGCGCTCGCGGAGCGCGCGGCCGACGAACCAGAACGCCAGGATGCCTGACAGGATGGCGCGGTCCTCGGCGTCGTAGATTTTCAGGATCGCCTCCCAGCCGCCGATATCGGCCTGGCGCGCCACCATGAACATGGCCAGCTTGGCCAGGCCGTACATCAGCAGCACATAATAGGTGGCCACCGGCCGCACCAGCACGTTGAGCGCGTCTGCCCAGGGGACGCCGCTCAGCTGCATCTGTCCCTGCAACGCCGACTTTTGCGCGTCCAGCAGCGCCAGCGTTTCGTCGACGCCGCCCTGGAACTCGGCCAGCGCCTGGCGGCTGGCCGCGCGTGTCTGCTCCAGCTGGAACTGGCGGTCCAGCATGGCCAGTTCATGCGCGTTGTCGCTGCGCTTGTTGAGAAAGCCGAACAGCTCAGGCAGCAGCCGCAGCAGGCCGCCGCCCAGCATGGACAACAGGGAAATAATCATGAACGTTCTCCTTGCAAATACCAGGCCAGCCAGGCCAGCAGCAGCGCGTCGCCGTAGCTGGGCGAGGCGATGCGGCCGAACAGCGGCGCCAGCACGATGTCGAGCGCGCCCGTGGTCAGCAGCAGCCAGCCCAGGCGCGCGGGCAACTCCGTGTGGCGGCCCATGTGGTTGATGGTGTGGAACAGCCCGTGGCACAGGATGGCCAGGGCTGCGATGAGATAGATAGCCGGCAGCATTACGGCCCTCCAACAAAAGAGCGCAGCCGTTTCAGGCCGGCAGGGATCACCACCTGCGCGGCGATGCCCAGGCCGGCGCCGCCGGCCAGGCGCATGAAATCGCCCACGCTGTGCAGCCAGGGAAAGTAATGCAGCGCCGCCGCCGCGATCACCGGGGCGAAGAAGCCCGCCAGCAAGGCCGAGCCGGCCACGGTGCTGGCGATCTTCAGCGCCGACATCGGCGGCAGGTAGGACAGCGACACCAGGCCGCCGAAGAAGCCGGCCAGGAGCGCGTCATACTGCACGCCGAACACCGAGCCGCTCAGCGTGATGGTGCCGGCGGCGATGGCTATCGACGCAGTCGAACTTGCGGGTTCCGCCATGGGGTTCCTTTCGTAATGAGTTGATCTAGGCCGGCGCCACCAGCGCCTTGCCGCCCTTTTTGCCGGGGCCGTGGCCGACCCCGGCCTTGCCGCCGTTGGCGCCGTTGATGGACAGCGTCATCTGCCAGCCGTTTTTACCGAAGCTGTGCGCCACGCGCTCCACCAGGTAGCTTCCGTCCACGCCGTGCTTGAAGCCCTGCAGGACCAGCTCCCGCTCGGCGCCGATGTCCGCACGGCCCGCCAGCGTCAGCGTGCCCTTGGCCGTGCTGCGGTTCAGCGCTTCCAGCCCGGCCGCGGCGGCCGCCCTGGCCGCCGGCAAGCTGGCGTGCACGCGGCGGTCCGTGTGCACCGCCCCGCCGCCCGGCACCTTGCTGCCGTTGGCCGCTTCCACGAGGGTCTGCTTGCCGGTCTTCGGGTCGTGCGCGATGGCCTTGACCGCGTCCACGCTGGCCCGGTCGGCATAGGTGAACTGGTACTGGATCAACATGTAGGGCGCCAGCGTGACGGCCGGCAGGGCCTGGCCGCTGGCGCGCTTGCCGCCGCCGCGCGGCATCACCAGCAGCTTGCCGTCCTTCACCGCCGCCGTGGCGCCGTGGTCCAGCGCCAGGCGCGTGATGAAGTGCAGGTCGCTTTCGTTGAGCTGGTCGGCGCGCGCAATGGAGGCCGTCACCTGGCACACCGCCTGCCAGCCGTGCCGCCCCGCCACCTGCGCCACGATGGCGGCCAGCGTGGTGTTCTCGTAGGCCTGACAGCGCTGGCTCTTGGCCCCTTGGCGCATGTCCACGCCTTTGCCGTGGATCTTCATGGTCATGGGCGAACTGTCCAGCACCACCTCGTCGATGCGGTAAGTGCCGAGGTAAGCCAGGCCGCTGCCGGCCCAGCCCAGCGACACCGTCAGCGTGGCGCCGCGCGGCGGGATCGCCACCTTGCCGTCGCGGTCGTCGACGTGGATGTCGCAGGTGTCGCTGGCCAGGCCGGTGCAGTCGGTCAGCTCGATGCTGATCAGGCGGTCTTGCAGCAGCGGGGTGATGTCGGTGCCGTTGGCCACCACTTGGAATTCAGCTTGCATGGCGCCTCCTTACGACCACAGTTGCACCACGTCCTTGCGCGGCGCAGGCAGCTCCGGCAGGCGTATCAGCACGCCGGCCGCGTAGGGCTGCGGCCGCGCCGCCAGGCCGGGGTTGGCCGCGTATACCGCTTCCACTGTGCCGGCCACGGTGCCGTAGTGCGCATGGCACAGGGTGTCCAGCAGGTCGCCGTCACACGTTCTTATAGTCATCGCCATAGCGTTTGAACTCCAGGTTGAAGGTTTGCTTGCGCGGCAGGCCGTCCATGCGCAGCCCGCTCTGGTCTTCGGCTATCGCCACCAGATACCAGCGGCCCAGCACTTCGCCGTAGCCGGTGGTCAGGCGCAACGGCTTCAGTGCCACGCCGATGGCGCGCAGCTGGTTGAGCTGCGTGCGGTCCGACTCGACAGGGCCGGTCCCGCCGGTCTTCTGCGGCTTGTCGCGTTCCACGTAGACCGCGCCGGCCAGCGTCAGCGTCTCGCCGCCCTGCGTCATGGCCTGCATAGCGTCGGGCCGTCCGAGGCGCGTTACCGCATCGATGCCGAAAGTGCTCTGGCGCCGCAGGCTGTCGAAGGCGGCGGAAGACAGCCCGAAGTGGTAGCTTGCGCCCTCGTCCGAGTTCAGTATCAGCAGATGGTTCATCGCCACTGCGGCCGGCGCTGCAGCCACGGCGGCGGCGCCCGGCGCCTTCAGCGCCAGCGAGGATACCGCGTCCAGCGCAGCCGTCGGCTTGCCCACGCCGCCCAGCGCCGCGAGCTTCTGTTGCAAGCAGCCCACCGCGCCTTCCAGCTTGAGCGCCGCGCCTTTCACCGCCGCGATCTTGCTGTCCACCAGCTTGCCCGCCGCCGCCTGCATCACGCCGACACTGCGCTGGATCACCTCCCCATCCAGCAGCGGCACCACGCGGTTCAGCAGCGCGGCGGACGAGGTCACCAGCTTGGTCGCCTCATCCACGTGGCCGACTGCCATGTCGGCCAGCTTGCTGATGCGGCCAGCCTGCTTCTGATATTGCTGGTCCAGCTTCTTCGTCACCTGCGCTTCCGCCTTCGCGGCACGCTCGGTGGCGCGCGCCACTTCGCTCGTGGCCTTGCTGATTAATTCCTTGATACTCATATGGCCCTCTAGAACGTAGGTACATCGAACAGACTGCCGCGCTGGCGCTGCGCCTGGAACTGGCCCATCAAGCGCTGCAGATGCGGCAGCAGCTGCTCGGCGATTCGGCGCGGATCCTTGGCGTCGCCCTGTACGGTGACGGAAATGGTGGGACTGAAGTGGACATTGGACGGCGCTGCCGCCACCGAAGGCGGCCTTGCCTGGGCTGCGCCGCCCGCAGATGCCGCGCTGCCCGCCGCACCACCGGCCGCAAGCGCCTGCGCCTGCACCAATGCGCCGTGCGGCTGTGCTGGCGCTCCTGCGGCAGGCGGCACCGGCAGCGCATCCGGCCTGGTCGCCGACCGCATGCCGGCGTAAAGCAGCGCGCCGGCGCCAGCCATCGCAATGCCCGCCGTGGCCGATACCGCAAGGCTGCGCCCTCCCAGGCGGGGTGCGCCGGATGCGCGGGCGGCCGCCGCCTCGCCTGCCTGGTTGCCGGCGCCGTTGCGTGCGTCACTGCCATCTGCCTTGCGCTTGCGGCGTGCGGCCCAGGCATTGCCCAGCGCATCGATGCCTTCCGCACCAAGGGCCGCGCCGATGCCGCCGCCGATCAAGCCACCCACCGCTGCGCCAATCGGGCCGCCAAAGGCGCCGATCAGCGCGCCCGCCTGCGCGCCGGCCGCTCCGCCAGCCAGGCTGCCGCCAACCTTGCCCAGGCCGCGTGCCTTGTCCCCGGCCGTGCCGGGGCCGCGCAACACCTCGTAAGCCTCATAGGCTGCCCCCAGGCTGCCCAGCGAGCGCCGGCCGAGGCGCCCCAGCAGCTTTGGCGCCAGCTTCAGCCTGTCCAGCATGCCCGCCCGCCCGCGAGCCGGCACCGGCGCTCCCGCTGCGCCGCCAGCCGCCTGGCTGCCTGCGCCGGCCGCAGGTCGGCCCCCGGTTCCAGCGGCCGCGCTGCTTCCGGCGCTGCCGCCGTTCCCGCCGGTCCCGCCACTGCGGCCGCCGCCGATGCCGCCGCCCAGCCCTGCCCGGGCCGCGCCAGCGCTGGCCTGCCTGTTCTTCCTGCCCTTCCTCTTCGATCCACCACGCTCCGCATCGCCGGCGGCGCTGCCCGCGCTCATCGTCTCGCCGGGCCAGTTCACGACAAATACCTTCTGCGCACCGCCCGCCGCCGGCTCAGTCCCACCAGCGGCCGCTGCCGCTGCCGCCTCGGCAGCGTTCCTTGGCACTTTCAGCCGCCCCAGCACCGTCCCGATGCCGAATTCGCCTGCGCCGCGCAGCATGCCGAATCCGGCCTTTGCCACCCTGAACGCGCTGATCGCCCCCACTATGCCGACGATGCCCGCCACCGCAGCCGGCGACGACCTGGCAAAACCGCCCGCCGCATCCGTCAGCGCAGTCAGGCCCTTCGCAGCCATGTCGCTGTACGGCTGGATCGCATCGCCAATGCTGCGCTTGGCCTCGTTGACGGAGCGGTCCAGGTCCGCCCAAAGCTCTTTCGACTGGCCGCGTTTGTCCTGCTGATCGTTGCCTAACCGGCCCGCATCGGGCTTGACCTCCTGGCCGGGCAGTTTGTTCAGGTAATTCCGCGCCAGCACCCCATCGGGAACAGGCGGATACTCCCCCGACGCCTTCGTTGCGCGCGCGCCCAGCTTGGCCAGCACCTCCTTCGCGCCCTTGGCCGCGTCATCCGACGTGGCCGCAGTCTTAGCCTGCTCATTCAGCAGGGCGACCGACTTCAGCACCGCTTCCTGCCCGGTGATGCCCAGCTTCTTCATTTCCATCAGCAGCGCAGGCAGGTGCTTCGCCAGCTCTTCCGCGCCGAACTCCCCGCCGCTCAGCTGGGCCACCGATGTCAGCGCCGCCCGCATGGCGGCCTGCGTGATGGCACCGTCTTTTGCGCCCGAGGTCTTGCGCAGCGCGTTCATCAACGCCGCCGTATCGCCGGCGGACACGCCCTGGCCCACCGAGAAGATGGACAGCAACCTGGCCTCATCCAGGATGCCCGCGCCTTGCGCGCCACCGGACGCCAGCTTGCCGGCCGCCCTGGCCAGTTCGTCGCGGTCGATGCCGTTGGCGCGCGCGGCGGCGGCCAGTTGATCGCCGAACGCCTTCTTTTCGGCGGCAGTCTGCTTGCCCACCAGCGGCCCCACGTCGTTGACGATGGCCTGGTAGTCCGCCGAAATCTTCACCGGTTCGGAAAGCGCTTTCCACAGCGTGGCCATGTCGCCCACGGCAGCCTTGCCCTGCTCCAGGCTCTTGCCCATGCGCTCGAAGCCATCCGCCTTCCATTGCAAGCCTTTCGACGCGAGACTGAGCCTGAGCGGACTGCGGCTCAGCTGCTCTTCCTGTTTGGCCAGCGCCTCCGCCTGGCGCCGCAGCCGCGCCACCTGCCCTTCCACGTCTGCAAAAGCGCGCCCCAGCGTGGGGTCGATCACGGCTTTGAACAGCACATTCAATTCCACTTTATCGGCCATCTTCTACTGCCCTCCTTCCTTGCCATCGTCTTCCAGCCACCACACAATGTCTTCCAGCGTCATGCCGTCGATCTCCGATGGCTGGAAGGCGTACTCACGCGCCAGGCGCCGCGCCAGGCTGCGCAACTGCGGCGGCGTCACCTGCAGCATCGGATACCAGGCGAAAATAGGCTTCCTGGATGCGGTTGTAATCGGTCAGCTTGAGCTGCTCCAGGTCCGCCGGCGCCGCTTGCGCCAGGCTGGCGAACAGCGCCAGCTCGCGCTCTTCCACGTCGTTCGGGTGCATCTTCTGCGCACCGCGCATGTCGCGCACGGTGGGTGCGCGCAGCACCAGCTGGTTGGTCTTCACGCCATTGAACGACTCAGGGCGCGACAGCGTAATGGTGATCGCGTCGGTGCCTGGGCGCAGCCAGGCGGGGATGGTGTTGTGGTCCATGGTGATCCTTGAAATGAAAAAGCCCGGCACTCAGGCCGGGCCTGGTTTTAACTAAAATGCAAAGCGCTTACTGGCCCAGCGCCGCGCGCACGCCGGCCAGCTGATCCTGGCCGTTGACCATGCGGATGCCCGCCACCGGATCGATCTCGATCACGGGCGCACCGTCGATCTCCAGCTTGTAGTAGCTGCAGCCCACGCTGTACTTGGTTTCGCCCTTCTCGCCGGTCTTCCAGTCGCCCATGTCCACTTCCTGCAGCAGGCCGCGGAAGGTGGCCACGGCCGCCACCACTTCACCCTTCTGGTTCTTGAAGGCGCCGCGGAAGCTGCCGTTGAAGCTGTTCTGGTCGGACAGGCCGAAGAACTTCAGCACGTCCTTGGCCACGCCGGTCATGGAGAAGGCTGCGTCCATGGCCTCCAGGCCCATGTCCATCTTGACCGGGGCGTCCATGCCGCCGGCGCGGTAGTCTTCGGTTTTCACCTTCAGCTTGGGCAGGGTGACCTGGCTGGCCACGCCTGCATAGGAGTTACCGTCGACGAACAGGTTGAAGTTGTAGAGAGTCTGAGGAATCATGTTGTGGTCCTTGTAGTAGTCGGGGGTTGATTAGTTCGATGCGTCCAGCACTTCGGCGACCCACTGGTTGGTCACCTCGACGCGGAAGTTCGGGTTCTCGGCCGGCGGCACGTCGGTGAAGCGGATGTTCCAGTACACCTTGCCCTGCTCCAGCTGGCTGGCGGAGTTCAGCTCGGGGTCGGCGTAGACCTCGAAGTTGATGATGCAGCCGGCGTTGCGCAGGTCGCGCATGAAGGCGTTCAGGCCCTCGGTCACGTCCTTCACGTAGGTCTTGGTGATGCCGCGGTCCACCGCCCACTTGTGGGCATACAGGATCGCGTCCATCACCATGTCGGTAGTGCGCACGCGGGTGACGAAGGCCCACTTCGGATCGGCCGACAGCGTGCGGTTGCCCCACAGGCGGAAGCCGCCGTCGCGGATGATGGTGGCGATGTTGGCCTGGTTCAGCAGGTTGGCGCGGCAGGTGGCGTCGCCGTCCAGGAACTCGACCGGGCGCTTGGTGCCGGTGATGCCCACCAGTTCCTTGTTGGACGGCGAAACCCAGAAGCCGTGTTCGGCGTCGGTCCAAGCGAACAGGCCGGCAGCGGCGGCCGACGCCGGCGCGTCGATGTCCTTGCTGGTCGCGGTGTCCCACACGCGCACGCCGGGGTCCACCATGTACAGGCGCTTGCTGCCAAAGTTCAGCGCATGGGCGATTGCTGCATCGTCGTCAGTGTTGGGGCCGTCGATGACGGCGATAGCGCGCAGCTTGCTGGCGATGCCGTCCATTTCAGTCGCCACCGCCTTGGCCGAGGAGTGGCCGGGCGCGGCCAGCAGGCGCGGATGCAGGCCCAGGACGGACTTGGCGTCGAGCAGCGCCTGCAGGCCGGTGCGGGCGCCCTGCGCGGTCACGCCGCCGATGATGGCGGTGGTCTGCGCGGCAGCGTCGGCCGCCTTGGCCACGCCGACGGCGGCCACCACCGCGCTGGTGCGGGCGTAGATGGCGCGCAGCGACTGGTAGATGGCGCTACCGGTGCCGAAGGCCGCCGCCGCTTCGCGCAGCGAGGTGATCTTCACCGGCGTGTTCGGCGCGGCCAAGCCGGCGCCCGGGGTGTAGGTGTCGACCAGGCCGATCACGGAGCTGGACGGCGTGGCGATCGAGCGTGGGCCGGTGTCGACCAGGGTGACGGTTACGCCGTGGAAGAAGGATGTTGCTGCCATTGTGAATCTCCTAGAAATGAAAAAACCCGCTCGCGGCGGGTTGGAAGGGACTGCTGTAGGTACTGCTGATGGGCGTGCTTAGTTCAGGGTCAGCACGCCGGAACTGACGTTGCCTTTGGCGCCTGCGATGGGCGTGGCGGTGTTGTAGTTGAAAACAACATTCGGATGATTGATGCGGTACGTCCCTTTGCTGAATATGTTGGACAGATCCCCCTCATTCGGGCAGTACGATCCCGCGATGCCGGCAAAGACGCACTGTTCAAACACAAAGCGCGTCAGGTTGCGCGTGCCGGAGGTGTTCTGTCCGAACGTCAGTAGCTGCATACCGTCGCTGACGAGGCTTACAGGGCAATTCCTCATCGCCTGACTGTCAGCATTAAGAAATTGGCGAAAGTTCTCAGTTCCAGTCGCGTTGATGCAAACTAACAGCGAATTGTAGTAGTTATAGATACTGCCTTCGGCATCTTCTGTTTGCCACCGAAACGCTCCATGAATAACAGTCGCGGTTCCGCTAGCATTAGCTTTCTGCGCTGCCCACCCCTGGCCGGGTGCGTCGTTTGCCTTGCCCGCGATTGTGAGGCGAGTAAGACTCGCAGGCGTACCATCGTTGAGGAATATGCCGCCGTAGCCCGCGATACTGTCACCCGCCGCCAACATCAAGAAACGGTCGCCAAGCGGCGCAATTAGGTGCGAACCATAGTTCCCCACTCCCGTCACGACAGTGACGCCACGCCTCATCAGGGTGCCATCGGTCCTCACTATGGTCAGATCCATAGCCGCAGCGTCATTGGCAAACGCAAACGCTACTCGTCCATCTGACAGCCGCCCCATAACCGCGGACCGGTTGGAAGTCGTCGCTGTACTCAGTATCGATGTCAACACGCTGGCATTCGTCAGAACGAACAGGGACGCTTTTGTAGTGCTCTGCACTCCCCAACATATCTTGTCTTCACCGAGCACGCTAATACGCCGAGTCGGACAATTCGAGAGCGAACCAATGCTTGCCGCCGTTGCTGACCTGGGCGCGCCTACCGCGACCAGATTCGCATCGACGACAGCAAAGTTAATATCCGACGTGGCAGACATCTTGTACACGAATGCGATCTGCCCGGTCCCAAATCTCTCCATATCGAATGCACGGGTACGGGAAACCGGGTGAACGTACAGTGCTGCAACGCCGCTCGACACCGTCACGGCTGACAAGCTTGCGCCAGTGACGAGATTGATGCGGGCTGCATACAAGGTCAGGCCCGTAAGCCAGCTGTAGTAGAGATTGCCGCCAACGGCGTCGAACACATGATTCCAGCTCCCGGGGCCAGCGGTGGCGCCAGCGACAACAACCGGCGTCAATACCTGCCCGTTGCTCCCGTTGGACCTGAGGTTCGCGTTGAAAAAGAAGATCTTCATCTGCGAAGCCACGGAGGCAATCACCGCGATATTCGTCCCATCGGTAACGATATCCGAAACGTCGCAGTTCCCTGTCGCGAGCGACATGTCCACTTCCGTGATGCCATCCTTGGATGCCCAACAAGTTCGCAGTTCAGGAGTGGTCGTCTTATAGACCATGAACAGCATGCCGCCCGCCTCGACCATCTTGTCGCCGTATTCATTGCTCGTCGTGCCCAGACTACTATTCGGCACTGGCGTCGTTTTCAAGACAGCATTGGACAGCGCCGCCGTTCCGCCCAGAATATTCTGTTGCGATGCCTGGGCAATATTCAGAGTGCCACTCAGCGGCACGATTTTGCCGTCCAGACGGCGGAAAACCGGCACGCCAGCCGAGAACGGAGCCCCTGCAACCGCGACTTCGGAAATCTGCGTACCCAGTACACTGGTATTGAGATAAATGGTCATGATCAGGTGTCCGCAGTGACGGCGCCGTTATACGTCACGCCCACGAAGCCGCTGGTGCGCACATAGATTTTCTGGCCACCGCCCACCACCAAGCCGGTAACCGTGGCAGGGATCGCGTCCATCAGCATCTCTTCAAACATCCAGTCTGCGGCGACTGGCGCACCGCCGGCAGTGACAGCCAGGGAAATGGTTGCGTTGGTGCGCGCCCGATTATTAAAAGTCAGCGTGCCGATCGCTTTGCGTCCCGCCGCGCAGGCGAAAAGCTCCACGTCCTGCCCGCCAGGCGGTACTGCCGCCGCGAGCCTTCCAGAATTATTTGCCATCATTTCTCCTTAAAAACTTGCATAGAAAAGCGCTTTGCCGATGTCATCGGCGTCAGCCTTGGCCGCCAGCTGGCCATCAACGTAGGATTGATCGGCCTTGCCGGCGATGCTGCTTTCGACGTAGGCGGGTGTGGCCTTGAACGCCAGTTGCTGGTCGACGTAGCTCGCGTCCGCCTTCAACGCCAGGCCTGCAGCGACATCGCCCTTGTTGGCCTTGAGCGCCAGCAGCGACGTGATGTCGCCGATGTTGCCTTGCGCTTGCTTCAGAACGGTGACGATTTCCTGCACCGTGTCCAGGTTGACGTCGTCGCTGGCGACCAGGGAGCGCAGCGAGAACAAGGCGCCGTCCACTTGCGTGAACGCCTCGCGCAGGCGGGCGACGTCGGTCTCCAGATCGTTGTCGGGGTGCGGCAACGGCAGCCCCAGGTGGGGCGTGGCTTGCAGCACTGTCATGCCAGCACCTCCACCGCGCGGCCGTTTCCGATCAGGCCGGCGATCTCCAGGGCTTGCACGCCAGCCAGCGTGGCAGGGTCGTCCAGGTTGATGTCGTCGGCCAGGCAGAATTTCTCCCACCAGGCACGCATGGCGCCGTTCTCGTCGATTGCTGTCAGCACGGCTTGCAGCTCGGCGGAGCTGAAACGCTCGGTGAACTGTTTGCGAGTCAGACGGCGCGGCGGGGCTACCGGTACATCAACCGCCCACGTGAAGGACTGGACGCTGGCGACGTCCGTCAGGGCTTCCAGCGCAGTCTCGGCGGCGTCACTGGAGCGGCGGATCGCTTCGCGTTCGGCCAGCACAGCGTCAACCTCCGCCAGCGTGCCCCAGCCAGCTGCCTCACGTTCGCGGGCCCGGCCCAGCTTCCAGTCCAACGCTTCGATGAGGCGCGCGGCTTCAGCTTTGATGCGAGCTTGGCGTGCCGCCTTCGATTGCCTCAGCAGCGCGGTGGTGTCACGGAATACCGTCGCACCGTCGCTCGCCAGGAACAGGCAGGCCGGCTCGGACAGGTCCAGGTCAGCCGGCAAGCGACTTAGCGGGATGCAGACGCCACGCCCCTCAAACTCCGCAGCACCTTCGACAGAGCCAATGCAGCGGCGAGTGATTTCGTCAAATATCAGTTTCTTCATTGTTGTCCTAAGCGTTTAGAGGGATAAAAGCGAATTCGACGGCGGCGTAGCCCCGATAGGACAGCGAGCTGGCAAAGCGGCGCATCGGGAGGCGTGGCGATGCGGTCAGCGCCGTGTGGTTATACGGATTGGCGCTTCGTTCGGAGTACTGGACATTGGAACCGTCGTAAGTAACCCATTCATTCGTAACGTTTCCCTCGCCCCACCCTGCGTTTCCGGCTTTGGTCGTCAGACGGACGAACAACCCGATGCCGCTTCTCAAAGTAGTCTGGTTAGCCCACGTCGCCGCTGAGCCGTAGCTAATTTTCACCACCAGCGGGGAGGTGTAAAGTGCGTCCATCGCGGCACTCGATGCGTTTAGAAAAGCCATGGCATTGCCCGACGCGGCCATAGCTGCGACTGCTGTGCTCGATGCTACGATCGCATTCATTGCCGGAGGCGACGCAAACATCGCAGTCATCGCCAGATTCGATCCCGCTACCGCAGCCATCGCCGTACCCGATGCGACGACGGCATTTAACGCGTTGGCATTTGCGAGCACCGCAGTGATAGCCACGGAGGATGCGACAAGCGACCCCATTGCGCTGGCCGTTGACACGACTATGTTTAGAGCATTGGCTGATGCGAGCAGCGCCGTGATCGTCGACGACGAGGCAGAAATGAGATTCATCGCAACGCTCGTCGCTGCTATCGAGCCCATCGCCAGGGGCGATGCGTACAGCGGGCTCATCGACGCTGGCAAGGCTATGAGCAAAGACATTGCGATCGATGATGCTGCCACAGCGTTCATCGCCACTGTCGAGAGGACAATGAAGTTGATCGCCTGCACGGACGCGGCAACTGCGCTGGCGGCGGACGACGCGGCCGCCACGGCGGTCATATCACTCCACAACACTGGATCAAGGCCAGCGGCGCCGGACGCGAGTTTGGCCATCGCCATGGAGCTGGCCTTCAGGATGTTCATGGCCGGTGCGCTGTTCAGCAAAGCGGCCCGCGCCGCAGACGATGCACCCAGCACGTTCATGGCAGATGCCGAAGCCGTCAGCGCAGTCACTGCGGTGGTGGACGCGGCGACCGCCTCCACATTGGCGTAGACGAGGGGGTCAAGCCCAACGATGCCGATCGCCAGCTTGGTTGTCGCCAGCGGACTCGCGTTAATGGCGGTCATCGCGACACTGGAAGCCAGCAGCGCGTTGCGCGCCACGCTCGATGCGCCGACGCCGTTCATTCCCTTGACACTGCCCGCCACCGCCGCCATCGCCGGCGCGCTGGCCGCCATCGCTTTCATCGCTTCCTGCGATGACAGCACCAGCTCGAAACTTTGCCGGTTGCTGGCATCTTCCAGGTAGGCATCGAGTTCGGCGCTGGTCATGCCTTCGATCGGGGCGATGGCTTCGGGCAGGATGGCGTCGAAGCGGTTCACGCTGTCATAGCTGCGCAGCATGGCGCCGGCCAGGACCAGCGTGTTGTCGTCGGCCGTGGCCAGGTCGACCGCGGTCAGGCGCGCCTTGGCCCGCGCCAGGTACTGGTTGCGGAAGTCGGTTAAATTGGTACTGGACATGGGTCCTCCTTATAAGCCTGCATACAGCAGGGACGAAATCGCCGTGAGCTGCGCGGCGACGCGTTGGTCCTGGCTGGACAGCTGGGTGTTGATGGCGGCGCTGTTGGCCGCCAGCTGGCCGGCCACCAGCGTGTTCAAAGCGCCGATGTCGCTGCGCGCGGCCTTGACGGCGCCAACCAGTTCCTGGACCGTGTCCAGGGTCAGGTCGTCGCTGTGCAGCAGCGTGTCCAGCGCTTCGACCTTCCGGTCGAGCGCCGCCAGCGCCGCACGGATGCGCGGCACGTCATCTTCCAGGCTGTTGTCCGGATGCGGCAGCGGCAGCCCCAGGTGGGGCGTGGTTTGTTGTATCGTCATTTACATCACCATGATGCGAAGGTTGCGGACAAAGGGACGGGCTGCGGCAGAACCCGCTGTGGCCAGGCGGGCCTGCACCACGTTCTCGTTCACGCCGGTCTGCTCGTACACCAGCTCGTGCCAGCCGTTGTCCAGCGCCGTGGTGCGGATCTGCGGAATCGGCGCGGACCAGGTGTCGCCGATGTCGCCGCCTTTCAACTGCACGGTGGCGGCGGCGCCGCTCGGCAGCTTGGCGTCGATCACGACGCGTACCCGCGAGCCGGTGCCGGCCTTGATGCTGCGGCTGACGTAGTCGCCGTTGTCGCCCAGCCAGCCCACCATCAGCTGGCCGCCACGGTGCAGCACCGGCGACACCGAACTGTCGCCGCGCAACTGGGCGCGCAGCGTGATGTTGCCGGTGACCGGCGCCGACAGCGCCAGCGGCTGGTTGCTCGACGCGGCGATCTCGCTGCCGTCCGGGAGCACCACCGTGTAGCCGATGGTGGCGTGCGCGCTGGACTTCTGCTCCAGCCCCATCACCATCAGGTCGGTGGCGCCGTTCACCGCTACCGTCCCCAGGTCGATATTGCGCACGGTCTCGGTGTAGTTGGCAGCCAGCACGCGGAACTTGAGGTCGCGGTCCTGGTGCGGGGTCCAGGTGCTGTTGTTGCTGGACGAAAGCAGCACGCCGATGGTGTAGGGCTGCGCGGTAATCCACGCGGCGCCGTCCCACTTGCCCAGTTCCGCCACCGACAGCGACGTTTCCGCGTCGTTGCACATGACGACGAACGCCAGTTCCTCGTTCGCATCCGTGTAGTACGGCAGCGCGAACTGGGCGCGGGTGGCCGTGCCGTCGGTGCGGATCTGGCCGGGAGACAGGCGCGCTTCGGCCAGCACGCGCAGGGACGGCAGGCCGGTCTGCACGGCGCGCAGCTGCACGATCACGTCTGTGCTGCCCACCGCTTCGAACCACAGGTCCACGCCCACCAGGTGCGCGGGCGTGGGCGACAGGAAGGTCTGGGCCAGCGGGTCGACGCCGACGTTGGCGTGCTGCGCCTCGCCTTTCTTGATCACTTCCCACGCGTCCTTGGCGCTTTGCTGCATGTTCTTCTCGGCGTTCGCCACCGCGCCGGTCAGGAATTCCTTCAGCAGCGCAGCGCCGGTCACGCCCTGGTTGATGGCGCCCATCCAGAACTCCACGCCGGCCGGCTCGCCCTTGCGGCCGAGGAAGGTGGTGTACATGTCTTCCACCTGGGCGCGAATCGGATCGCTTGGCCGCGGCCCCGGAACCAGTGGCGGGATGGTGACGGGGGGAGTATCGACGCCCGTTTGCGGCACGGTCACCGGGACGGCCGGCACCGGCTCAGGTTCATACTCATACGCGTACTGGGTCACCACGCGCCGCAGCACGCGGTCTTCGCTCCAGCTGGCGGCGGTATAGTAGGCACTGCCACGGCTGCCGCCGCTGCCGATGATCTGCACCAGTTTGCGCCCTACCGGCACATTCGGCGGAATGTTGAACTGGCCGCTGACCACGCCGTTCGCGTTCGCCACCGGCAGCGCGGACGGGTTCGATTGCGAGCCTGGCGTGACGGCCACGCTGTCGAAGCTCGCGCCCACAACCGTCTCGTACGGGCCGAATCCGGTGATGCTGAACTTCACCGTCACCGGCCGGATCACCTGGTCCTGCTTGCGCGCGCTGCTCAGCGTTTCCACCGCCGTGGTGGAGGAAGGGCCGGCGCTGTCGCCCCACGCCACGTACTGCACCACGCGTTTGGTCAGGTTGCTGGTCCAGCTTTCGGTGGTGTAGGTCATCTGGTCGATGGCCGGGTCCAGCACCACGCTGGCGGGCAGCGGGGCGAACGCCTGGTAGGGATTCACCGCCATGGAGCCGGTGCGGCGGTTCTGCTCCACCAGCGGGATGACCGTGTACGCCAGCGTGGTCGGCCCGGCCACGTCCTTGCCGTAGCGCGAGGCGGACAGCGACACCGGCAGGGTCAGCGTGCCGCCGACGATGGCGCCCGACTGGGCCTGGCCTGCGTCGCGCATGCTGTCGTCCATGAAGGGATCAACGAACACGCCCTTCTTCTGCACCGCTTCGCGGTTCATCGCGTCCGATTGCAGCTGCTGCTGGGCGATCAGCATTTTCAGGCCGTCCAGCTGGTCCTGCACGTGCGCCAGGTCGGACATGGGCACCATGCGCGGACTATCCAGGCTGATGCTGGTGTCGGCGTTCCAGTGCTGGTAGATGGTCGCCAGCAGCAGCAGGCCTTCCGGCACGCTGGGCGGCGGCGGCATCCAGTCGCTGGCCACGCCCTTGATCGGCACCACGTCGCCGGCCTCGTTCAGGCACAGGCGGTCCACGCGCGGCATCTTGTAGCGGTAGCTGGCCAGGATCAGGGTGCCGGCCACGGCGCCGGTGACGGTGAAGCCGGCGTTGTCCACCAGCGTCGGCGTCACGGCGACGATGTGCTGGTACTTCACCGTATAGGTGCTGCCCGCTGCCGGTTCAGCGCCGGCCGGGCTCCAGTCCACCTTGCCGCCGGTGAGCTTGTAGTCGGTGTTTTTCACGTAGACGGTGGCGCCCTGGCGCACTTCCACGATCTGCAGCACCGAGGTATCCGGCAGCGGGTCCAGGCCGCCGGCAATCACGCCGTGGCTCAAGGTCACGCTGCGTTCTGCAGTCATGCTCACGCTATCCAGCTGGGCGATGGGGCCGAAATCCACGTTCACGCGCTGCGCCGCCGTGCCGCTCGACACGTGCGGTTCGTCGGCGATAACCTTCAGATCCGGCGCGGCGGAGTACACGTAGCGCAGCGCGGCGCGCAGCTCCACCTGCTTGCCGTTGGCGCGCGCGGCACCGGCCGAGATGATGTAGCTTTGCTTGTCGCCTTCCAGCTCGGCGCCGCGGCGCACGTCCATGCCGCTGATAATGTAGTTGCCGCCGGTGCTGTCGCGGTCATAGCGCTGCAGCGCCACCGACACGGCGTCGATGGTCGGCGGCGGTTCCTTGGCCTTCAGCACGCCGTTCAGCACCTGGTACACGGGATAGAACTTGCCGGCCTTGCCGTCGCCCGCCACGCCCCACACGGGGTTCAGCTGCAACCGCGCGGCGCCCGGCTCCATGTAGCCGCGCGTGCCTTGCGCGGGGTTGAGCAGCTCGGGATCGTCCAGCTCCGTGACGGTGGCTTCCTGCAGATACACGCCCACGGCGATCTCGCCTTCCACCGGCACGTTCAGCGCCGCCGGGCCGATGCCGCGCACGGCGCCGGCCAGCCACAGCGCGCCGGAGGCCAGGCGCACATCGCCGGTGACGCCGTCCACCACGCAGCCGGCATCGCGTATCAGGTCGCCGTCCTTGAACAGCACATTGCCGATGTTGGCGATGCGGTCGATCAGGCCGGTCTGCATTTCATTCAGTTCCGCCGACTGCAGCACGCGCTCGGCACTGAACAAGTGCTTCTCGTGCCGCTTGGCGGGGTTGAAACGGTCGTAATAGGTCATGCACTTCCCCTTAGAACGGTAATACGTATTCGAACGCCGGACGCACCGCGCCGTTGCGGTCGAACATCTGGCTGCGGTCCAGCAGGTACAGCTTGCCGGGGTGGGTGATCTCGTCCGGCGCGAAGTAGCGCTGGCCGGCCGGCAGGCCGCTCTTGACCTGGGTGCCGAGGAAGATGCCTAGCTCGCGGATGCGCGCCGACGGCGCTTCGTTGAAGGCGAACACCACGCGCACGTACAGCCAGCGCGTGGGCGAGGCGGACATGCGGAAATTGCCCTGCGGGGTTTCGATGGTGCCGGCCGGGTCGGGTTCCACGAAGCCTACTTGGGTGGCGGCGCGGCGGCCGATTTCGCTGACCAGCGCGGCGGCGTTCACCGGCTCGGGTTCGGCCTGGGTGTCCCAGGCCGGATTGCCGCCGCCCCAGGCCACGTGGACGGGCTGGGCGGCGACCAGTTCGGCAACGGCCACGCGGCCGTCCAGTTGTTTTGCTGGCATGGATCAAACTCCTTCAAAGGTAGTACGGTTTGGAATGGGTTCGCGCCAGGCGCCGGCCCAGCGGCCGGTCCAGGTGCGTGCTTCTATCGGCATGGCGGTGGCGGCACCGTCGCTGCGGGACTGGGTGCCCGTCTCGTCCTGCACCGGCATGACGTTGATATAGCCGTCGTAGCCGGACACGATGGCGGCTTCCTCGGCCTCGGGCGCCAGCGCATAGCCCTGCTGCGACACCATGCCGCCCACCACGTCCACCAGCACTTCGGAATCGAGCTGGAAGGCATCGAGGCGCCAGCTGTTGTCGTCCCACACGCGGGTGGAATAGGTGCTCAGCGAGCCGTGGCTGAAGGGAGGGTCTTCCGGCGCCATGGCGGCGGCGGCGCGGGTGCCGAAGCTGAGCTTCACGCCGTCCACGTAGACGCCGGAGTCGTCGTCCAGCAGCGCGGCATCCAGGCGCGAAAAATCCAGCGCCACCGGGCGCAGGTCGTAGCCGTGGTACATGCGGTAGAAGCGCGCATGCGCCGGCAGCGACTGGCCCACCAGGTGGCGGATGGCCGCCAGTTGCGGCTGCGCCTGGGCGGTGCCGGGATCGATCTGCAGCCACGGTCCCTGCTGCTCCAGGGTGCTGTCGTAGCCAATCCACGACAGCGCGCGCTTCACGGAGGCGGCGCTGCCGCGCTGGCGCAGCCAGGGCAAGCCCTGCTCGATCAGCGCGCCGGTGCTGCTGAAGTACGGTGCGAATTCGGCCAGCTGCCATTCGGCGGCCTGCCACTGCGCGAAGCCTGCTGGCCGGCGGGTGCGCAGCCCGCCCGGCGCGTCGGCCAGCGCGCCGAGTTCAGCGCGCGGCGCGGTGCGTGCCAGTGCGCGCTCCAGCGCGGTGCTGTTGGGCGGCAGCAGGCGAGCCGGATCGGCTACAGGCAGGGGCAGCGGCGCCGTGGCGCCGGCCAGCGCGGCGGCGGCCAGGGCGCCTGCCGCCGCGAACGCGCCGGCCTCACTGGCGCGGATGTCGCCGGCTACCATGCCACACCGCCATCGCGGATCTCTACGCCGCCCGCTTCGACATACTCGTTGGGCGCAACGCTCACGCCATCCGTATCGAGCTGCACGCGGGAGACGCCTTCAACGTGCAGGCGCCCCGCCAGCCAGGAGGCGGACAGGTCGCGCCCCAGGCGCGCATGCTCGGCGATTTGCAGCGGCAACGCTGCCTGCAGCTGCGCCGCCAGGTCCAGGGGCGCCGTGCTTTCGCGGTAGATGGTGGCCTTTACCGCGAGCGGACGCGCCTTCGCCAGCACCACCGTCAGCGGTACGCCGAGCGGCTTGGCGTCGTCGGCTGCGAAGGCTTGCTGCACGTCGGCCAGCACGCTGGCGCCATTCGCGCCCGCCTCCGGCCACACGGCCAGCGCCACGCTGCCGGGCGTGGCCGGCATGATGGCCGCGTCGTGCACTTGCTGGCTGGCCGACAGCGCCACGTAGCGGTACTGCTCGGGCGTGCCGTTGCCCGCCAGCGCGGCGATGCGTAATTGCGTACGCAGCCGCAGGCGCTCGTCGCTTTCGCCCTCGCTGTCCGCCGCGCCCTGCGCCTGCAGGCGGGCCACGTTATAGAACGCCGCCGCATGGTCCAGGTCCGCGCCTTCGGCGCAGGCGATCAGGTTGGCACGCGCCGCGTCGTTGATGCGGGCGCGGATCTGCAGCTCGCGGTAAGCCGCCAGTTGCAGCAGCTTGACCACCGGATCCGATTCCAGCGCCGCGTTCCAGTCCTGGCCCATGTTGGCGCGGAAGCTGGCCAGCATGTCCTGGTAGATCTGCTCGAAGTCGAGCGCCTCCACCACGTCGGGCGGAGGCAATTGTGTGAGGTCGATGATGCTCATGTCTGCACTTCCATAATCATGCTGGTCCCCAGATAGACGCCGCTCAGCTTGAGCGTGACGCTGCCATCGATGACCGACTCCACCGAGACCGCCTGCAGCTGCAGGCGCGGTTCCCAGCGGCCCAGCGCGCGCGCCACTTCGGCCTGCACCGACGATTTCCAGCCGGCCGTCAGCGGCAGGTCCACCATGCGCGGCAGCTCCGAGCCGTACTCGGGCCGTTCACGGCGGCTGCCTTGCGGCGTGGTCAGGATGTCGCGCACGCTCTGCAGCAGGTGGGCCACGGCGGTGAGCGGCCGGCCGGTGTGCCGGTCCATGCCGACGATGCCCATGGTCAGGCCGCCGCGCGGACCACGGGCACGCGCTGGAATTCGGCGTGCTGGTCGAGGTGCGCAATCAGTTCCGGACTGGCGGCGGTGATGTGGCCGTGCAGCACGCGGTGCGTGGTGCCGTTGGCCAGCACGATGCTGCGGCTCTTGTAGGCGGTGTCGCGGAAGACGACCGGGGTTTTAGGTTCGGCTTTTGCCATGAATAGCTCCTTGAGGACGAAAAAAAACCCGCACGCGGCGGGTCGGTTTGAAACAATTGAGTCAATCTGAAAAACTAGTGCTTGTGGTGGTTGCTGTTGCCGCCGCCGTCCATGACGGCGCCGGCGGCGTCGACGTTGCCGTCGACCTTAAGGTTGCCTTTGAATGTGGCGCTGGGCGCGTCCACCACCAGTGCGGCGCACTTGAGCGTTACCGTGCCGCTGCTTTCCACGCTGATGCTCTTGCTGCCGCTCGCCTTCAGCGCGCCGGCTTCCCAGTCGTATTCGAGCAGGCAGCCGTCCGGCATGCGCCAGGCCACTGCCTTGGGACGCGCATCGCCGGCCTGTGCATGCTGCTCGGTGTAGAAGCCGGGCAGCACAAAGCCGCCCGCCGGCTCACCGGAAGGCGCCACGATCAGCGCCTGCTCGCCCACCGAGGGCGCGCGCCAGTGCCGCGCCTCGCCCGCGCCCAGGCTCAGCCAGGGCAGCATGGCCGAGATCCACGGCCCCACCTGCACGCGGCAGCGCGCGTTGGCGTGGTCCACTTCGGCCACCGTGCCGGCCTGTATCAGCGCGGCTAGGCGGCGGTCCAGTTCCGCTATTGCGTAGTCCATGCCGCCTCCCTCAGATCGAGACCGCCGGCGCGGCGCCGGCTGGCCAGTATTGCGCCTCGCGGCCCGTGCCGGTGTCCGGCTCCAGTCCCAGCATCAGGGCCGCGCCGCTGCTGTCTTCATACGGCCACGCGGGCTGGCCCAGGTCGATCTCGTGGGTCCAATCCAGCAGCCATGCCAGCTGGCCCGCCGCGGCGAGCTCCGCGTCCAGCGCGGGCGAGGCCTGCACGAACTGCGCGGCGCCGATGGCCAGGTTCCAGGTTTCGTGGTGGACGGCCAACGCCAGCCGCGCCGCCAGGGCGCGCACCTGCAGCGCCGCGCCGGCAGCCGCCGCGTCGCACACGATGCGGGCCTGGAAGCGCGCCAGCAGGCCCATTTCGCCATTGCCCGGATCGCGCGCCGCAGCCAGTTGCGCCAGTTCGATCAGCACTGCAGGCAGCGCCGGTGCGGCGCCGCTGGCGGGATAATGCGCCACGGTGGGCACGTCGTGCAGCTTGGCGGCGAGGCCGGCGCGGATCGCCTCGTGCAGCTGTTCTATGGTTTGTAATGGTTCACTCATGCCGCACACTCCTGAGGCGAAAAAAAACCCCGTGCGACAAAACCGGACGGGGAAATAAAAAAGCCCGCTTAGGCGAGCTTTGGTTGCAATTACTGCGATGATGACTGAATCATATAGGCGCTGTAACACGCCGTCAAGCCCTTTTTCAAAAATTATTCAAAAAAGTCGCCGACCACGCCCTGCTCGCGCAGGTACGGCTCCAGGCGGTCCAGCGCCACCTGCTCCAGTTCACGCAGGCGGGTGCGGATCTTGTCAAAGGCGCGCGCATACGTCATATGGTTGCCGCCGAAATTGCCCGCCAGCTCGCGGAAGCTGATTTCCATCTTCTGGTGGTTCGCATACAGCTTGCCGATCATGCAGTCCACCGCGAACGGCTTCACCGCCGGGAAGGATGGCGCCAGCCAGTCCGACAGCCCCTTGATCGCCTCGATGCGCTCGGCCGAGAAGGCGAAACGGCGGCTGCCCTCCCCGTCCTCCACTTCGGTATGGCCGTAGCGCGCCTGCAGCGCCCAGGTCTCCATGCGCGGCAGCTTGCTCTTCACCGCATGCACGATCAGCGCGCACTGGGCGCGCACCTCCAGCGGGCTGAGTCCCGCAAAATTGACGCGGCGCGAACTCTGGCCGCGCAGCTGCTCCAGCCAGGCGCGCTGCTCGGTGCCGGGATTGGCCGCGCTTTCCAGCATCCTGATCAGCATCTTGCGCAGCGGCGCGTCCTGCGGCGCCTCCTGCCCGGTAATCATGTACGCCACGTGCACTGCCTGCCCCGCGCTGGTGAAAATTGCGTCTTTATTCATCGTATCCACTGCCATCATCTGTCTGCCCTCCTGGTTGTTCAGCTTGCTGTAGGGAACAATATATACGAGAATGAATACACACTCAATACGTGAATGAATAAATATTGCACTTATCTATCCACGCATGTATAGTGTAGCCATGGATATCTCTAGCCGGCTGGAATCAGCCATGAAAGCAGCGGGTTACGAATCGCAAAGCGCGCTCTCGCGCGCTTCCGGCGTGCCGCAACCCACCATCAACCGCATCCTCAACGGGGTGGGCAAGAAGGGCCCAGAAGCGCACACGCTGGTGCAGCTGGCTGCCGCCTTGAACGTCACGTTTGAATGGCTGCACGAAGGCATCGGCCAGCGCGAGCGCGGCGCGCCGCCGGCCGGCGTGCTGCCCGCGCAGTACACCCAGGTGGTGGTGGCGCCGGAGGACGACACGCGCTTTTACCAGATCCAGAAGGTCAAGCTGCGCCTGTCGGCGGGCATCACCGGCTTTGCGGTGGAGCCGGAAACGCATGACGGCAGCACCCTCAGCGTGCCGCGCCACTGGGCCGACCGCAACGGCTACAACCCGGAGCGGCTGATCGGTATCAAGGTGCGCGGCGAGAGCATGGAGCCGTCGCTGTTCGAGGATGACCTGGTCATCATCAACACGGCCGACAACAAACCGGTGGATGGTGTAGTGTTCGCTGTAAATTACGAAGGTGAGCCGGTAGTAAAACGCATGTCGCGCGACGCCGGCCAGTGGTGGCTGACGTCAGACAATCCGGACCAGCGCAAATACCACCGCAAGGTTTGCCGCGGTTCGGACTGCATCATCATCGGCCGCGTGGTGCGCAAGGAGAGCGACCGTATCTGA